CTATATATAAAATCTGCCAATAACGAATCCTGGTTTCACCAGGCCAGAGTCCGCCTTATCTTTTGCCCGCTTCCGGCGCAAAAGAGTATCGTCTACCAAAGCAAGTTGGTTCAGGCAGTGTAAAATACAGGACAGCAAAAAAAGCAAAACCGCGCTGTCAGTTTCGCGAGGCGCCGTTTCTGATTATCGCCCTTGGCGCCGGGCCGCATTTCAGTGGATATAAACTTGTTTTTACATCGTGGCCTAATCATGACCATCTCAGGCCGGCGATTGTTACAAAACTTGATAATCGGTGCATGTAGCGTTCACCGGTGTTCACCAGTGTATTCTGACACATATCGCGGTATTCCCAAAAAATTTTGCCACATCATGTAGTGGGTTGACACCGCGCGTGGCGGCCGCACGCTGGGCGGCCGCATAACCTGACGTTATCTGGGCACTCCCGGCCGCCGCGGAAAAAGCGGGAGTTTGTCCTTCCGCCGCAGGGTTTTGCTCAATCCCAAAGAGGAATTCTGGTGGCAAAGTCAGGCCAGATAAATCTCTTTACGCGCCGCGTGTCGCAGCCTCCGCCGGCGGCGGAGTTATCCACACATGTCACCGTTGCTGACCTGTTGCGCCGGTGCGCCGATCCCAATTGGCGCTTCACCCACATAGCCAGCGGCGAGTATCGCACGCCCGCGACCGCGGCGAAGCTGCAGAGGATGGGCGTGGTGGCGGGATTTGCTGACTTCCTACTGGTTTCTCCTTCCGGCCATGCCTTCTTTCTTGAGATCAAGCGCGCGCGCTGCGGGCGGCTGAACGAGGCCCAGGAGGAATTCGCGTCGTGGTGCGCCTCGCACCAAATCCCCTTTGCCATTGCTCACAATCTCGACGAAGCGATCGCCGCTCTTCGTCAATGGGGCGCGATCAGAACAGGAGTGAATGTTCAATGAAGCGTTACAGTCACAGGCCGAGGATTGTGCGCGATGCGGCCGGCCAGGCTATCGGCCCGCTCGGCGTCGTGCTCGACCGGATAGCGGGGGCAGCCGAATGACGACGCGGATCATCACCGGCGATTGCCGCGATGTTTTGGCGACCATACCAGCCGAGAGCGTCCATTGCGTGGTGACAAGCCCGCCATACTGGGGCCTCCGCAACTACGGCGTTGCCGGGCAGATGGGGCTAGAGTCTACGATTGAAGGCTACGTCAACGGGATGGTCGAGGTCTTCCGCGCCGTCCGGCGCGTGCTGCGCAAGGATGGCACGCTGTGGCTTAATTTGGGGGATAGCTTCGCGACTGGTGATGGCAAGGTCGGCGACCGCCCCGGTGGCGGAGCGCAAGGTGATTCGTGGGCTGGGTATAAGGGCGATCGCAACGGCCACGAGGGCAAGCACGCCTACATAGGTGCGCGAGGCATTGGACCTATGACTTCGCCCAACCGAATGCCTCAAGCCGGACTCAAGCCGAAGGATTTATGTGGCATTCCCTGGCGCGTCGCCTTTGCGCTTCAAGCCGATGGCTGGTGGCTACGGCAAGATATTATCTGGTCGAAGCCAAACCCAATGCCGGAGAGCGTCACCGATCGATGCACCAAGTCGCACGAATATCTGTTTCTGTTGAGCAAGAGCGAGCGATATTACTACGATGCAGAGGCGATCAAGGAAGGTGCGGTCGCGGAGAACGATCACGACTTGACCGATCTCGGCATGTTTGCGCCTGGACAAACTGCGCAACGCGGCAATCGCAAAATCAAAATGCCCGATGGTTGGGATACTGGGCCCGGCAGTCACGGCAGCTTTCATCGACATGGCAGGGAGAAAGGGCGCACAAGAGGTAGGGCGAGCGGCAACAAAACACACAAGGGAGTCACCGAATACGAAGTGTCGGAGTCCGAGGAGCATCGAACTAAGGCTGGCTTGCTCAAGATCTCGGAGACGGCTTATGCGCTCCGCAACAAGCGCTCAGTCTGGGAAATCGCCACATCTCCCTATCCCGAAGCCCACTTCGCGACCTTCCCGCCCGCGCTGGTCGAGCCTTGCATTCTTGCCGGATGCCCTAAAGATGGCACCGTCCTCGACCCATTCGGCGGAGCCGGCACCACAGGCCTTGTCGCCGACCGCCTTCAGCGCAATGCCATCTTGATTGAGTTGAGCCCCGCCTATGTCGCGATGGCTGGCAAGCGCATCCACGATGACGCCCCGCTGTTCGCGATCAGCGAGGTGGCCGAATGAGAGGGCACACTCAAGAGGTGCTGCGATGAGCACACTGTCCCGCGAAGACGAGTTTGAAGCCCGTCCTGATACTAATTTGATAAACGACCTCATAACCATTGGTGAAACTGCGGCGCGGGCTTTTCTGCGCGGCACCAGAAAACTAAAGGAATACATCGAACCGATGGCGCTCGGGCTGGCCGAAGCGCGCAGACGCTATCCGTCCAACCGCGATTTTGGCGCGTGGCTGAAAGACAGCCCCTTTGCGGAGGTTGCGAAGGACGAACGAGCAGCGTTGATCAAACTTGGAGAAAACTGGACCAACGAGGTGGCAGATCAGATTTTTGCGTCGCCAAATTTTTCGCCTCATGTACTCTGGCGCGACATTTCTTGTCGTAAGAAACCGGCAGACGACAAGGACGGAGACGACGAAAACGAGAATGAGGAAACTGGCTCAACCTTCTACGCCTCCGACCGTATCGCCCGCAGCAACGAGGCGTGGGATACTATTGACCCACGTTTGGTTAAATCATTAGTCGAGGCCATCCCCAGTTTGAAAAACCGCGTGGTGTGGGAGCCCGCCGCCGGCTGCGGCACAATGGTCGACCAGTTGAAAGCGGCCGGCGTCAAAGTCGATGTTGCAACCGACATCGAGCCCCGCCGCGACGACATCGCTAAACTCGATCTGCTCGCCGCGACGGAGATGATGCCCGGCACCGACGCTATCGTCACCAACCCACCCTGGGGACGGCTGGCAGCGCCGTTCGTGCGCAAGGCGCTCGAGCTTGCGGAAGCCCGCAGGGCGCTCGCCGCGATGCTCCTGCCGCTACCATGGATCGCCGGAGCCAAAATCGCAGATCTAACCAGCTCACCAGGTTTTCAGGATCTGGTGGTCCCGCGCTATCGCGCGCGATGGATGACAGATGAGGAGGAAGCCGAGCTCGATGACGGACCATCAAACCCAAAAATGAACCACGCCTGGCTGCTGTGGGATTTTGCCCGCGATCCGGATCTGCTGCCGGCGGTCAGATTTGTCGATGCGCCGTCTGAAGGTCGCGAAGACGAAGCGCACCCTGACGATGACGACAAGCCGCTGCCCGAGACCCCATCGCAATGACGGGGGCGGAGAATGGCGCCATCCCCCATCGACGTCCTCGAATTGCGCGCCTGGGCCCGCGCCCGCCTGTGGCGCAACGGCGAGCTCGACCTCCATGACGCCGTAGACGCCCTGCAAAAGGCGGCCGTCAAATACGGACTCGTCGAAGCGATCGGCCAGGACGCCGTGCAAGAGATCCTGTCCGCGGCCTTCGCGGCCGTGCGCCATGATCCAAACCCCGTCGAGCCCGAGCCCGGACCGTTCACCAACAACCACACCCCGCACAGCACAGTCGAGGCGCTGATGTGGTGCCTCCGCGAGCAAGGGCTCGCCTGCCTCCTCAAAAGCAGAAACCGCGAGCGGCTCTCGCGATGTGATGCCGCGACGATGGCACAGATCGCCCAACGCCTGATCGCCATGCAGTGGGACCCAGACGATGTCGAAAAGCTGATCCTCACCCAGCACGTCGTCGGAACCTGACAGATGGTGGTCAAAACGCCGCTCCCCCCAGACCTCGCAGAACAGATCGCTAAACTAAAAGCGAACGATGCAAAACCCAGGCAAGGTCATATCAACAATGAACCGTACCATGGCAACGCCAACGGTCAGGCACCGTCCCAACTGGTGCCGATCGATCTCGCACGGTACGACACCGAGCCAATCCCCGACCGCGAATGGGGTGTGAGAGACCGCTTCCCACGGCGCAACGTCGCGCTGCTGTCGGGCCACGGCGGCGCCGGCAAGTCCCTCTTGCTGCTTCAACTCGCGGTCGCCCACGCGCTGGGAAAAGATTGGTTGCGTTCGTTGCCCGAGCCGGGACCGGTCATCGTGGTCAACTGCGAGGATGAGCCGGACGAGCTGGTGCGCCGGCTAGCGCCAATCCTAAACCACTGCCACGCCTCTTTTGCTGACGTTGCAAATAACCTCCATATCTTCCCGCTGGCAACGACAACGGACGGCGACGCCTCAAATCAACTGCTCGCAAACGCAGGCCGGGACGGCATATTGCGCGTAACGCCCCTGTATCGCGCCTTGCTCACCCGCGCGTCCAAAGTCCGTCCAATCTGCGTCGTCATCGACAACGTGGCAGATGTGTTCGGCGGCCCCGAAAATGATCGCCCAATGGTAAGACAATTCATCAACCTTGTGCGCCGCATCGCCATAGCGGCAAACGGCTACGTCATCATGTCGTCGCATCCAAGCCTGACCGGCATCGCAAGCAAAACCGGACTCAGCGGCAGCACCCAATGGCACAACTCAGTGCGCGCCCGTGCCTACCTGCGCGGGCCAAACAAAAATGGCGACGACAACGACAACAACAGCGCCCCTACGGAAACACGGGTACTGGAGTTCCAAAAATCCAACTACAGCGCCATCGCCGAGCAGATCGAACTCAAATGGGCCAACGGCCTCTATCTCCCAGCAGCAATCCCAAGCGCACCCGAACAGGCCGCCGCCAACAACGCCGCCGACGCAATGTTCCTCCAACTGCTCGAAAAATGCGAGCGCAACGGCGACAACGCCAGCCCAAAGCGCACGTCAAACAATTTCGCCCCATGCGTGTTCGCAAATACCCCGGAAGCCAGAAAAGCACACCTCAGCCGCCAGCACTTCGAGGACGCATTGGACCGGCTCGTCGCCGCCGATCAAATCGCCATTACAACCTATGGGGCACCCTCAAAACGCGCGGCCCGACTCGTTCGAAGAAGGTTGCTGTGAAACCTTCGCGCATCCTTCGCGCATATGCGCGTAGGTGCGGCAAGCACCTGATATGCCTCAGTTTTTTCAGAAAAGCCTTCGCGCATACCAAATATGCGCGTAGGGTGCGCGAAGGTACGCTCCGAAACGACGCAATTCGAAGATATAACCGCAGTACAACGGTTTCTGCTACTTATCCACACCTTCGCGCATCCTTCGCGCATCCTTCGCGCACCCCCTGTTCGCGCCCCCCCCTTAAACCCCCCTACCCTCCAGGGCGGGTAGGCATGGGGATGCCCCCCTTCCTGGAGGGGGTCTGAGCCGGCAACAGGACCTCAGTTAAATAATACCATACAAGTCCAGGTTGTAACCGGTTTCCAGGCGCCACATATTTCGGGGACACTTGATAAGAGCGCTCGCGGGGCCGGCCTGGCCAGTGTGGGGGGGGGCGTGGCCAGACGGCGCGAGCGAAAGCCCGTATGGTCCGAACCGCATTATTCGGGGAAAGGCGGGAGGGTGAGAGCTTGCGGGAATGGTCCGAACCGCATTATTCGGGGAAAGGCGGGAGGGTGAGAGCTTGCGGGAAAACTGTAGGTTAGGGGCCAATAGTGGCAAATTATGCAGCAAATACAAGGGCCAGCGGTGGTGTGCATAACCACCGCGCCGTGCCCAGCGCCGTCGCATCTTACCTGACCCAGCCAAGCAGGATCGCCAGCACGCCAGTGCGTTGACGCGCTTAGCTGCCCCCTCGGAATAACGCACCAGCAGGCTTCCTACGCGCTTGGCGGGGCTATGAACCGGCTACCCTGGCGGCGCCACCCCACAGGATTTGCTATCGTATTGAGCCTTACTCACTTGCGGCCCGTCGGACTTCGAATACGTGTCCTGTCCTGGCGCTGCGGGTGCGGTCGGTCGGCGAGGGGGCGAGGCTGACGGTCGATGAGGGGGGTCCTCATTTCCACGCCGCCAGGGACTGGTCCCTGGCCAAGGAACAGGCTGCTGGCTCTTGAGGAAGTCGCCTTTCATGCGTTTTCCGGGAGGGGGCGCTAGGGTAGTAGCGCTGACGTGAGGAGCCACATGCCAGCCACCTACCTGCTCACCGTAGCCGAGACGCCGGACCGATCCGGCCGCTTTTCCGTCACCCACGACGGCGTCGTGCTCGTTCATGCTTCCGTAACGCCGACATGGGATGCGGCACACGCCTTGCTCGAGAATGGCGCCTCACCGAAGGACCGGGTGGAGTTTCGTTATGATGGAACGTTGATCGGCGCGGGATCTGTGGCGACGGCGGCGCGGTTGCCGGGCCGCCGGTGAGATGCGGCGTGTACGCGAGGCGGGGAGTCATTTCCAGTATTTATGTTGGTTGCTTGCCTGCCAGCGGTATAGTTGTTTTTTCCATCCGAGTGTTGCGGCGATTTTGCGCCAGATTGGTGTGGCGTGAGCGCAACGTTTGATGGCTTTGGCGTGTGTGGTGTTGTGTTGTTTGATGCGTTTAAGGAACGGCGTTTCGCCTTTGGGGCATTCACCGATGGAGCCCATTTCTTCACGTCCTTTTTGGGTATGACCATAAAGCCTTGGATCCACAATTGGGCGAGGAATTTTGTGGGATTTGGGATGCCGATTGTACGGAGTGCTGCCATTGCGCCGTTACCGTTGTGCGTTATTTTGGTTGGGGTCTTGGGCATTTTATGCGACCTGGCGGCTATCGGACTGCCGGTGGTGGGATACCTTGTTTGTATCGATTGCCGCGTTTGCGTTGTGATTGGGGGCCTTTTTTGAATTGGCCGTTATTGGTTAGGGGGGCGTATCCGCATCGGCTCATGATTTCGGCGGAGAGTGACCGTGCATTGGTTACGGCTGCTTGTGCGAGCTCCTGGCGGGCTTTTGGGGACATTCTGATTGTGACGATGACTGTGGCGGCCATGTGCGCTGCATAGGCTGGCCAGCATACCTCCGTCAACATTACAAAGGTTTAATGATCGGCCCCTTGACGGCCGTATGCGTTCCGTCTATATGAATGATGTAGGACGACAAACGCAAAGGAAAACCCGAATGACAAATCCCATTGTCGGAGAGCCGACCCGCAGCCTTGGTGAGATTGCCTCAGACTACGCCCCCTACAACAAATTCCCCACGTTCTACGAGGGTGTTGAGGATTATCGGGCTGGAGTATTCGACCGCAGGTACGCGAACGGCTTGGATCAGCAGGCCTATGACCGCGGTTCCGAGTGCGCGATGCGGTTCGCCAGACAAGCTCATGGCTATGAGGCGTGATCGCAGCTCATGTCCACCGGCGACGGTGGGCATTGGCGGCGATCGTGCCGGACCGGTGCCTCGCGGACAACAGGGGCAAAGGACGAAAACCGATGAGCACGCTTACAAAACTGGACATTGCTGCACTGCGCAAGTGTGATGACTTGTGCATACATCTGACTAGCAAAAGCCCGGACGGGCTAGTCCGCGCCATCAAGCGCAAGGGCTATAACAATCCTGATCCATTTGCGACCGATATTGAGCACATCGTCACGGCCAAAGTGGAGATTGATACGTTCCGTGGTCAGAAGGCATTTGAAAATGGGGACGTGCAATGCTTTGCGATGCTTGGGATTTATCACAAGCAGCAAACTGGCATCTCGTCAATCCTTAAGACACTGCGAGTAGATGACGAAATTACGTTCCGATTTCATCCTGACGCGCACACAAACGGATATGTAGCGGCGGCCGGATTACATGCTGACGTGCTTTATCTAAATGTACGGCGTGATGGCAAGACGATTGCGCGATGGGAGATTGATTGCACCATCTGCCCCCCGAATTCAGCCCGTATGTGCTGCGGCGTTCCAAATTCGGAAAGCTATGACCGGGACGCGAGCGAAGCGCGCACGCGCGGGCTTGCTCTGCGCGACCAGCCGGCAGAGCTAGCGATGGCGGCCTGATGTGCGACGTGCGGCGCCAGGTGCGCCGCATATCGGGCATCATGCCCATGAACCGGCGCCCCCCGGACAAATGAGGGGCGGAGTGTTACCCAATGCTTACCAAGACCGAAAAGACGATCACGGCAACAGCTGTCATCGCGCTGCGCGCCGACGCTTGGAACGAAGCGCTGTCGCGCGTCAAGCACGCCGTCAGCCATGAGGAGACGCGATACTACCTCAACGGCGTTCATCTTGAATACATCGCCAAAGGTAAGTGCTTGCGCTTTGTGGCGACGGATGGGCATCGGCTGGCGCATTTCGAGTTGGACGCGGCGGACGCGGTGTCGGGCGACTACATCCGCTCCGTTATTCTGCCACTCGAATTCGTACAGCAAATCATCCGGGCGACCAGCAAGCGCATCTCGCATCACAAAACTGCGACACTCAAGATCGAGCACGGGCCGGAAGCACTGACCTTCTCGCACGAAGGCGCCGACTGGCAAGCGCAGGCGATCGACGGGACCTTTCCCGACTATGCCCGCGTGATCCCGCAAGGCAAGATCAAGCACGAAGTCGCCTTGTCTTCCGATAATACGCAAAGCTTGCTTGAGGCCGCCAAGGCAATGAAGGGATTTGCCAAGGCGTTCGACCGTGCCCCGATCGCACGATTTGCATTCAGCGGCTCTGGCGCACTCCTCGTCTCGATTGAACCGGACGGCGCGAAGGCCAAGGCTGAGGTCACGCTCCCGCTCCACGACAAACGCGAGCAACCCGCATTCGAGATCGGGTTCAATGCCAGCTATGTCGCCGATATCCTGCACTCATTCGGCGAGCATTCCCGGGTCAAACTCGAAGTCTATCCTGAGGGCAACGGGCCGGCGATATGGCGCAGCTCGCCGGCACATTTCGAATTGCTTATGCCCTGCCGCGTTTGATGACCGCAGCGAAAGTCGGCGCCCTGTGCGCCGGCTCCGCCCATGAAAGACAAATCTTTGGCACGAAGTGACAAGCAGCAGGCTGCGAACTCTGCTTATGTTGCATCCGGCCGCAGCCCATGCCGCTCGATCAAGCGGCATGAACGGCGGACCCGCCGAAACCGGAAGCCTCGCGGATACACAGGGGCGGAGCGAACGGATATGAAGGAAATAATCTCCAGGCTTGGGAACGCGACTGCAATTGCGGCCGCACTTGCGGCCTTCGTTTTCGGCGCGTCGTTCGACGGCTGGTACACGGTCAAGACCACCACGGGCGGCGTATGGATGATCCACCGGGTCACCAGCGACGTTTATTTTTGCAGGGCGATCGAGGGCTGCAGGCGTGTAAAGAGCGTCACGCCATGATCAATCATCCGCAACGTGGTTTCCCCTCACAATTCAAGCCCACCACCAAGGCGCGCCGCGCCGAGCAATTGGTGAAAATTGCCCACAAGCTGGAGCACCTCGCCGCGGTTCTCGCCGGCGAGGGGCATGCATCCGAGAGCGCCAACATACGCGCGGCCGCGGCCACGATCGGCAACGTCGGGCGGTCGATGCGGAGGGAGAATTGATGAGCACAACACAGAAACAGATTGTTTTCGTCGTAGCTTGCACCGAAAGACCATATGCCGCGGTGTTCCAAACACTTGCTGATGCGCAGGCGTTTCGCGCTTGCTTGAATTGCAGCGATGCGACGATTGTCGGAACGCAGATCGTGAGCAAGGATATTTTTGGCGCTGTTTTTGCTGCTCGGACCGATGCTCTTGAAGCAGCGCGGCGGGATGGCAGGATCACGGCTGAAGAATTTGGCCGGGAATACGAGCGCGCCGAGAGGCTCCTCACATATGATAGGGCGCAGGCTGCAAGGCGGGATGCAATTCCGTTCTACGTCATTTGCGCCGCCCTTGTTGCATGGATGCTCTGGAGCGGTCTTACGGGCCCAAATCGTGGCCCGGTTGAATGCTTCACTCACGACGAGAACGGCTCTGATCAACTCACGCCTGCATTCATGGATGCCAGGCGCATTCCTGATCTGAGTCCGCGCGACGCTCACGCCAGGAGCAAGCCAGAATGACCGAAGCAAGTCTCGAGTTCCTCGCTCGTCAGAGCGAGCGCATTCTGATCGAGCTCGCCAATCTGCGTGATGCGGTGGATGTGCTGACTGCCATGTCCATACGGCATGAAAGCTCAATCCAAACCGTGGTGCAGGAACTGCAATCAATTCATCGGCAGAATGCCCGCATGCATAATCGGCTGCAAAAACTCAAAGATCACGACCGAATCACCCAGGCCTGTAAGACAGCACAGCGCCAGATGCTCAAGGGCGAGGTGCGGCTCCGCGGCGCTTCCGATCGCATCACCCGGCCCGAGGTGCAGCGGACATGCCAATAATGTATAATTCGCGCTAAGGTTGCCCGAGCGTCGGACAGCAAGGACTGGTCGAATGAAGCTACCAAGCAAGCTTGGCAAAGAGCCGCTCGTTGAAGCCGTGTTTGAGATGCGCTTCACGACGACGAGCCCAGCCTCTAACATTCTTCCCGGCCTTTTGTTGGCGAAGCTAACCGGGACTGACAGAATTCAGCGTCTGCCGGCCGCCAACTTACCACAACCGGTCCGCGACACAGACGCCAGGCTGATGTTCGCCCCGATCATCAGGGTCTCGTGGCCTCCCTTCGCTGTCCTCATTAGTGACCGTAGCTTAGGTTTGGCTTCAACCATGCCTTACGTTGGTTGGACCAGATTTAAGAGCGCGATATTGTCCACGGTTAATGCGGCGATGAATGGTTCGTCTATTAGCTCAGTTCACCGAATTTCGCTCAAATATACGGACGTGGTGCCTGTCGAGTTTGGGAACATCCACACAGTATTACAGGCGGATCTTCGGATTGGCGATGAAAGTGAGAGCCTCACCAACGTTCAAGTCAGTGCGCATCTTTTGAAAGATATTTATACGCACATCATTCAAATTGCGTCTGACGTCACGGTGGCTCTACCTGACAAGACAAAGAGGACGGGACTCGCTATCGACATTGACACCATCCAGGAGTTCGGGCATCGCTCGGGTAATGAATTCGTAGCAACTCTTCCAAACGATCTTGATCGCCTACACCTTGCAAACAAGGACATGTTCTTTACGTCCCTCCGGGAAGAGATCTTCACCAAATTGGAGCCGGAGTATGAATAACCTTCAGACGAAACAGAACAGGAGGCAGAAGAATGAACACCTTTTGTCGTTAGCTTGCGCCGGAAGGAGATGCTCCATGCTGAAGATGTTTGCGAAGGGTAAGAGAGAGAACGGCAAGCCGATGAGGCTGGTCGTGCTCGGACTGTCGCATGGAAACCTCGACAGATTACGCGCGGGCAGTCCGATCAGGTTCAACGGTGCTACGGCAGGGCTTGATGATGATATCGAGTTCCTGATCTGCGCGGGCGAGACCGAACAATCGATGCAGCGTGAATTTCATCATCTGATCGGGCCAGGAACCGATGTGAATATTGATCCGCGTTTGAAGGATTAGGCAGTCTATGTCCACCCTGCTGCCGATATGCGCGCGCGCTCGACCCGCGGCCGCGGCGTCAGCCGCCGTGCAAACTCGTGGACAAGTCCGCCATGGACGACCAGGGCCATGTACTGGAGGCAGTCCGCGCAATGACTCATGCCTTCCTTATCGAACTTCTCCGGCACCGTGCGCAGCCCGCCATCGCGGTGCTTCTTGTACCGATAGCCGCCGCTCATCGCCCGCACCAGGAACGGACATCCCGCTCGTGAGATCATCAGGGCCGGACCGCCATTGACCTGCCGGCCCAGCAACGCCTCGACCGCCCGCAGCCTTGCGTCGATATCGTTGGTCGGCGCCGGGAATGCCGGCAGACCCATGCGCTTCAATGCGTCGAAGCAGGTCTCCTCGGCGATCGTCCCCCGGGCAACCCCCGACGGATCGCCGACCAGGATCACTTTCGAACCAATGAACCTTTCACCCATCAATCTCGGCCGCAGGTTCTGCTCGACATGCTTCTCGAGCCCGATATTGCTCGCCGGCACCTCCATATGGACCAGCAGCCGTCCGATGTGATCGACCTGACCGATGAGCGCCCATGGGTTCCGGCCGAAATCAATGCCGACAATCAGCGGATAGCCCGGCACCACGAAGGTATCGCCCACCACATGAAACGATGGTTTGAAGGATGCTTTGAACACGGCCTCGCCCGAAGGATCGTCGCCATATTGGGCATCGACATATCTTCGAACCCACGGCGAGCCCGACCCGTACATCTCGACGAAGCGCTCATAATACCGCCGCCCTTGCGCCAGCCGCGCCGGATGATCGATTGGCAGCCGCGCCGTCTCCTCCGTCTGCAACAGATTATTCAAATTCTCCGCTTCCGCGCTCATCCCTCCAGGCTGGATGAAAATCTGCCAGTTGGGTGGCGGGTCCGTCATAAACTTGTGCCAGTCAGACATCTCCTGAGGCATGTTGGTGTCGCCGATCACTCCAAACCAGCTCGGTGAACCGCGGTTGGCGCTGGGATAGCGGCCGATACGGCCGGTGATCGGCCCCAGGATATCGAAGTGGCACTCGATGACTTCGCTGATCCAGCCGCCGGTCAGCTGCATTGACAGCAAGCGTGCTTGGTCTTCAGCATTTTCTAATGGAACAAAGATCCATTCTGATTTTATATCGGCGAATTCCAAATAGTATGTGTTGTCGCTGACTTTCCATTCGCCTAATCCAGCCAGCCACGCTTGCACATCTTTCAAAATTGTGTCTTTCAGCTGTTTCAATGTTTGCCTGATGAAAGCCCATCTCGTGTACCTGTACCCATCTGGCGCAGGAGCTTGGGCCATTGAACGGCGTAGCACTTCCATGACGCACGCGGTTGTTTTTCCGCTGCCGACAGGACCGGCGATGATGCGGCCGAATGCTTCGCTTTTCATGAAGGAAGCACAGGTCCTGGGGGCCGTGTAGATGACGGACATTATGTGCCGCTGCTGTCTTCCATCAGCCTTGCGGCGAGGCGCCCCCTGGCTTCGAGCGGCATTGCGTAGAGGGCAAACAGAATATCGGCTGCGTCCGCTCTGCCGAGCGCATGGCCGCCCCTCGCCGCCCCGCGCACGATGGCATTGAGTGACGCCGCGTCCTTGACTGAATCGACGACGGCGCCGCGGCGATCCTCGATCTTGACCCGATTGACCATGCCAATGCCCGGGATTTGCTCGTCATTTCTCGCCGATGCCCGGGAACTTGGCCTTCACCTTGGCGCGCACCTTGGCCTTCTCCGCGCTGCTGCCATGCTGCGACACGCGCGCCAGCGCATTTCTAGCGTGGCTCTTGTCCGGGATCGGATAGCTTCCGGAGCCAGCGCCTTTCGGACCTTCGCCCTTGCCGGGCAGCGCGAAGCTTGATTTAGGAAGTGTCTGACGTTGCTTTGCGGACAGCTTTGCCATTCCTGCCTCCATCCTCGATGCCGATCGCGATCGGCTTGTCGAACCTCTCGACATCTGCGCCCATGTTGATCTGGATCACGAACCGCTCGGTGTCGGCCTTGTCGGCCTCTCTTGCCTCCATGCCGCTGGTCTTTGCCAGAAGCTTGCCGACGTCGGTCGCCGCTTGAATGTTGGTGTCATCCCGCATCGCCCGCCGCGTCAGCACAGGCAGCAGCTGCTCGAAATAGGCCAGCGAGCCGACCTGCACCCGATCCTTGGTCGAGGCGGCCGAATTCCATTCGCGGGCGAACTGCTCCCGGACCTTGGCAAAAAATTCGTTCTTTTCGATCTGGTAAAAATCGGTTTCGTCGATGCCGTAATCGGCAAAAACCTCCTTGTAATTCCGCACGTTCATGACGAGCTCGCGCGCGAGCTTCGCCAGCGTCGTTTCGTCAAGATCAACCATGACAACCTCTTATTGCCGTATTAATCTTTTCTCCCATGGCGGACAACAACGTCTCTTCGATCGGCCAGCGCGGCGTGCTCCAGTTCGCGAGCCCGGCCATGCTGGAAGCGCAGGATCTCCAGCGAGCGCAGGCGGCCGCCGCCGCCCGCACGCCTCCCGCGCCCGCCCCGCCGCAGCTTGCGGGCTATATCCGCTCCCAGTTCGAGATCTTCCGCAATCATCGCAACACCTCGGCAGGCTGGTCCAACCGGCTGATCGAGGCGCTGCGCATCTTCAATGGCCAGTACAGCGCCGCCAAGATGCAGGAGATCCTTAAGTTCGGCGGCAGCCAGGTCTATGCCCGCCTCACCGCGCAGAAGTGCCGCGCCGCCTCGTCCCTGCTGCGCGACGTCTACCTTGGCGCCGACAAGCCGTGGGCCGTGCGCCCTCCGGCCGAGCCGAAAGTACCGGACGACATTATCCAGAAGATCGTGAGCCTGCTCGCCCAGGAAGATCAGATGGTGCAGCAGACGACCGGGCAGGCGCCGCCGCCCGATGCCGCGCGCGATCGCCGCACCGCGCTTCTGGAGTCGGCCGAGGAAGCCGCCAAAAAGAAAGCAGCCGGCCAGGCGAAGACATCGGAAGATAAAATCGAGGAATTCTTGAGAGAAGGGATGTTCTACCATGCGCTGGCCGAGTTTATCGTCGATCTGCCAATATTTCCGTTCGCTTGCGTCAAGGGTCCGGTGGTCAAGATCATACCGCAGGTCGTCTGGCCGCCGGGCGGTGGACGGCCCACCGTCAACCAGATCCCAAAGATGATGTGGACCCGGGTGTCGCCGTTCGATCTGTGGTGGACCCCCGGCGTTGCCGATATCAGCTCAGCCAACGTCATCGAGAAGAGCCGTCTCACCCGCGCCGAGATCAACGATCTGCTCGATCTGCCGGGCTACGATCAGGACGAGGTGCGTGCCGTGCTCACCGAATACGGCCGCGGCGGCCTCTACGACAACTGGGATACGACGGACGCCGAGCGTGCCGTGCTCGAAAGCCGCGAGAACCCGGCCTGGAACCGCTCCGGCCTCATCACCCAGATGGAGTTTCACGGCAACGTGCAGGGCGAGATCCTCCAGGACTACGGCATGCCGGGCGTGACCGATCCGATCCGGGACTATCACATCGACGCCTACTGCATCGGCTCGCACGTCATCAAGGCCAACCTCTCCCCGTCGCCCCGCGCGCGGCACAACTACTTCATCACCAGCTTTGAAAAGGTGCCCGGAACCCCGGTCGGCAACGGCCTGACCGACATGATCAGCGATCTCCAGGACGTCGCCAACGCGACGCTGCGCTCGCTCGTCAACAATCTCAGCATCAGCTCGGGCCCTCAGGCGATCATCAACGATGACCGCTGCCGGCCCGAGGAGAACACCGACGAGCTGTTCCCGTGGAAACGGTGGCACACTACCAACGATCCGGTCGGCAACAATGCGAAGCCGCCAGTCGAGTTCTTCCAGCCGCAGTCGAACGCCCAGGATCTGCTGACCGTCTTCAAGGCCTTCGTCGATCTCTCCGACGACGTCAGCGCCATCCCGAAATATGTCGGCGGCGAGGCCTCGGGCGGCGCCGGCCGCACCGCCTCGGGCCTCGCCATGCTCATGGGCAACGCCAGCAAGATCCTGCAGACAGTTGCCGCCAATATCGACCGCGACATCTTCGAGGTCGCGCTCCAGCAGCTCGCCGACCTGATCCTGCTATCCGACACGACCGGCATACTAACCGGCGAGGAGAACATCTCGGTCCAGGGTGTGAACGTTGCCGTCCAGCGCGAGACGCAGCGCCAGAGGCAGCTCGAGTTCCTGCAACACACCAACAACCCAACCGACATGCACATCATGGGCATCGCCGGACGCGGGGCCGTGCTGCGCGCGGTGTCGCAAACCATCGGGCTCGACGGGGAAGAGGTGGTGCCGGACGATGCCGCCCTCCAGAAGCTGCAGCAGGAGCAGCAGCAGGGCGGCCAGCAGCAGCCGATCGTCGAGCAGGTCGATAAGGGCATCCAGGCCGGCGTCGAGCTCGGCACCCAGAAGATCGTGGCAGAGCTCGTCGCAAGCTTCCTTGCCTCGCACGCCCAACTGCCGCCGGATGGCGCCGGCGGCCCAGACGGCGCGCCGGGAGCGGCGCCAGCGCCCTCCATCGGCCAGGCAGCCGCGCAGGCGCAGGGCAGCCAGCCGACGCCGATGTCCAATGCACAGGCTCAGCCGGCCAACGTGGCCGGCAACCAGCCGCGCCCAGGCCCGCCGGGCTCGAGGCTGGCGCCGATCGGGGGAGGACCGGGCTAGGCGGCGATGATCGGGACGTGATGGGTGTTCTGCTCCGGGCGCCGCCAGAATACGTCGGGCTCGAAGCGCCAGAAAAGCTCCGGCGGCAATATGCTGTCGCGCCTGATCAGCTCGACCTTCCTGCGCACTGTGTGCAGCCCTGGCGCGCCGAGCGCCATATCAAACCCGTCGGCCGCATACTCGACATTGTCGAAATCATGCCAGAACGGCTCTTCGCCAAGCGCTGCATAGAGAGCCGCCATCGTTCTGGCCGGCTCGTTCGCAAGCTGTTCGTATTCGATCAGAATGAGCCTGTCCGCCGCCTCCTCGCTCCAAAATGCCTGCTTCAAATTGTCGAGCGCATGGCCAACCAGACCGTCAGGAGCGGCTAATCTGCCGACGCGGGAGAAAACGTTGGTGTCGCCTTTGAATTCGAACATGCCAGAGAGCTCGAAGGCGTTGGCGCGCACGAGCCGTTCGATCGAGTCCATGATCCACGAGATGTCGCGAACGCAGCAGATGACGCGTGCTGCAGGGAACAGCCGGACGAGCGCCGGCAACCGGGCGGTCCAGGCGCGATTGGTGTCGAAGACCAGCTTGTACTCGTGAATTCCGCGATAATAATTGTCGAACAGTCCCTCGAGCACGTTGCGGCGCTGCTCATCCTCGATGAATATGGCTGTTTCGTTGCGCCGGCTCATCGCGCCCATCAGCGCCGCATACATGGCGCCGGCCGGGCTCGTCATACCGGCATGAAACCGCGGGTTCTGACGCAGAATGCCGGCGAGCAGCGTGGAGCCGGAACGCGGCAGGCCGGAAATGAAATGGATGCCGTTATTCATGACATCCCGTCTGGTTTGGAACTCTATCGTCAAGAATGAGAGCAGGATCATCGGACGCGCTCTCGCGTCCCTGTTGCCTCACATCGACGGCGCCGTCGTCGCCGACACCGGATCGACCGACGATACCGTCGAGCTGATCCGGCGGGCGTTCGCAGCCGCCGGCAAGCCTGTCGAGTTGCACACGATACCGTTTACGGATTTTTCCCAGGCGCGTAACGAGGCTTTGCGTCTCGCGCGCGCCAGCAAGTTGCCATTCGATTACATTTTGTTGTCGGATGCGGACATGGAGCTTCGTGTCCACGATCCTTGCTGGTCCGCCGCGCTTGCCGGTCAGTCTTACGACATGCGCCAGACCGGGGGGGGCCTTACTTACACCAACCGCCGTCTGATCAAGCATGATGCGGAAGGCGGTTATGTTGGTATCACCCACGAATATGTCGATATCGCCTCGGCTGGTGTCGTTGCCGGCGCTGATTTTATTGATCACGCTGACGGCGCCAACCGGCCGGACAAATACGCGCGCGACATAGCGCTGCTCACAGCCGCGCTGGCGGTAGAGACACGTCCGGGGCTCATCGAGCGCTACCATTTCTATCTGGCGCAGTCGTATTTCGACAGCGGCGATTTCGAGCAGGCGATTACGCACTATCGCAAGCGTGTGGCGCTGGGCGGCTTTCCGGAGGAATGCTGGTTTGCGCAGCGGCAGCTGGCCATATGCCAGCGCAATCTCGGACGGACTACTGAGTTTGCCGTTGAAGCGCTGCGCGCCTACGAGATGCGTCCCATGCGGGCCGAGAATTTGTACGATCTTGCCTCTTTCTACCGGCAGAGAGGTGAGAATTTCACCAGCCTGCTGTTCTCCGAGCCTGCAATGGATCTGCCATACCCGAAGGATGAGGTGCTGTTCGTCAATGATTGGATCCATCGGTTCGGCCTGCGGGAAGAGTTCGCCATCTGCGCCTACTATTACAAGAGCAAGCGCAGGAAGGGTGCGCAGGTTGTCAATGCTCTGGCGCTCGAGGGCTCGGAGCAGGCCCGGACCAATCTTTTCTGGTACCTGGAGAAGCTTGATGTGCGTGTGCCATCGTTCACGCCGCAGCCCATTGCCTTCACGCCGGAGCCGGGCTGGGTGGCGATGAACCCGTCGGTGATCGAGCATGACGGCAAGCCGCTGTTCCTGGTGCGCACTGTCAATTATGCGATTACGGATGATGGCCGCTATGTGATCGGCGACGATTACGAGATTTCGCCCAGCAACCCCATTCGCACGCGCAACTTTCTCGTATCCGAGGCGGGCAGCCAGGAGATCCTGCTGCCGCCGGATTTTCCTCTGCTCTACGGCATGGTGCTGGGGTTCGAGGATGCACGGCTGTTCCGGTGGAAGAATTCGCTGTGGACGCTCTCAACCGTACGGCAGGCGAACCCCGATGGCTGGTGCGAGCAGGTGCTTGCGAAGGTCGTCACAGCTCCCGGTGGACGCCGTGCGCTGGACGGATGGAAGCCGATCCTGCCGAAGGAACGCCGTCACGAGAAGAACTGGATGCCTTGGGTTGCCGATGATGAACTGTCGTTCGTCTATCGGCTCGGCAGCATGGCCGGCATCGACGGCGAGATTACGCGGACAGGCGATCCGATGATCGATGTCTCGAGCATCAGCGGCTCCTCGCAGGTCGTCCAGGTTGCGCCGAATACGTTTCTGGCGGTCGTTCACGAGGCAAGGATCATTCCCGGCCGGCCTACCCGATATTATCAGCATCGCTTCGTCAGTTTCGATCGCCATGGCAATCTAACGAAGATCTCGCCGCCGTTCGTCTTTCATGATCGCGCTGTGGAGTTCTGCGCAGGCCTGGCGTATTTCCCGGCCGCGGATCGGCTGCTGCTGAGCTACGGCGTGCGCGATTGCGAAGCCTGGATGGCCTGGGTGGATCTCGACGAGGTGATGCGCTTCCTGGAGGACAGCGCATGATCCGCGCCGTGACGGCCTATGTGCCGATCAAGGGACATCCGCGGACCAAGCAGGAGTATCGCCGGCTGGGCGGCATGCTTGAGGAAGCGCTCGGCGATCGGCTGATGTGCATTTCGGCAGCGGGTCTGGGATCGTGCTGGCTGTACAGGTGGCTTCGGGATGTCAATGGCGATTTCAAGCTCACCTGGTCAACAGCCGATAATCCGCACAAGAATTCATTGGAATATCATATTGTTCAGGCGCAGAAGACCTCGTGGCTGGTGGAGGCGGCAGCGGCGGATCCACGTCCGGATGTATTCGTCTGGATCGATTACGGAATATTCAGTCTTCCTGGCGTGACGGCGGAGATCATTGTCGGATTTCTAGAGCGGGCCGGGACGGAAACGGCGATCGCCATTCCAGGCTGTTGGGAAAAAGATAGATACGAA